TTAAAAGACGATTATATCAAAGAAAACCCAGAATCTAAGACTTTAGACAACAATAACAGTACATTGAAAATACCACCAGAAGGGTATATACTGCCTCCACCAAAACCAAAAGATGAGTAAAAAACCTTTAACAATATCTGAATCCGCTGCCGTGCAGATGCCGATGAAGACGGTTGCCAGTTTAATAATTATCGTGGCACTCGGCACCATGGGCTACTTCCAAATTATAGAGCGTCTTAACGTTGCAGACACTCGTATACAGATTATGGAAAAAGATCTTGAAGAGAACACAGAATTTAGAATCAAATGGCCACGTGGACAACTAGGTTCATTACCCGCCGATTCGGAACAATTTATGATGATCGAGGATTTATATAAGACCACGGATAAATTGAACAAACATATAGAATCTATGGCTTTAAATAAAGTAAATATAGAATTTTTAAGGAAACAAATGGATAAAGTTTTAGAAGATATCGAAAAATTAAAAGATCAAAACAGAGAAATTAAATACACAAACGGAAGTTCACAATGATAGGTTTATTTTTTATAGGTTCTATAATTTCAGTTGCTGTATTGTATGTATTAATAAGTGTGAGAGAATATGATTGAGGCTGTGATAGGATTATTAATGTTTGTAAATGGAGAGATTAAGGAGGCACGTTTGCAGCCCTCGATGGCTTTATGTTTACGTGGCAAGCGTGAAGCTGAGAGAACTTATTCTGAATCTGTCACCTACAAATGCTGGCGTGGTAAAGCAGAATTAGAGGATAATATTGATGGCTCAAAGTCAATCAAAAAACTCATCATCGAATAAAGTTGCAAAATTTTTAAGAGATAGACGCTATCGTCAGATTGTGATAAAGAATAAGAAAGCTTATGACAGGAAAAAAATTAGTAAAGATACATACAGAGATAGTTAACGGAATTTGTCCTGACTGTGAAGAGTATACAATGTTAGTTGGTATAACTAGAAGATTTTATAGATGCATGACATGTGGTTCAGATTTAGAACAATACGTAAATGGTAAAATAAGTTACATACCAAGACTATCAAAGAATACTTTACAATCTAAAATAGACGGATATTTTAATGGCGAAGAAAGCTAAAGGTTTATACGCAAAAGTGGCTCATGAGCCTGTATTTCACAAAACGTCGATTGGACGTAATCCTAGCCTATGTAAAATGAACAAATCTAAGCGACGTATGTTCAAAAAATACCGGGGCCAGGGAAAATAGGGGTTGACAAATATCCCTTGATATCCTATATATAATACATGAAAGAAAAAATAATAACTATAAAACCTAAAGGCATATCACAAAAACAGTGGTCTACGTTGCTTTTAGAATTAAACATTATGAAACAACAATGGAGAGCTTACGGTGTTAATTTAGAAATAAGTGCGCCAGGCTTAAAAAGTATCTTGTTTCATGGAACACGGAACAATGAACAAATCAGATCAGCTAAACGAAATAGCAAATCTGTATAATAAAACTAAAGATCCTAAACATAAGGATCAATGGTATAAACTTGTAAAGGAGTTTGCAAATGGAATTAATAATTCTAGACGACGGATTGTATCAATTAATACCAGTAACAAAAGAAATAATGGAAGGTATTGTGATAACAGCTGAAGTAAATTGTTTCGATTTATGTGACATACTTAGATTAAAATTAACTGGGTATGTTGATACACTGAATTTACATATAATGAATGACGGCAGTGGGTCGTTTATTGGTTGTATGTGCCGATGATGAAAAGGACCTCCGTCCATGTAACGCCTCGCGCTAGCCTCTGTACGGCAACCGAAGACCTTCGTAATAAAATGAGGGTAGGTGTGGAGCCTTTGCTCTCCTAGGAGTACGTGCACGGAAACTAGGGGGGTTAATATGAATAAACAAACCTACCCTAAAGAGGGAAAAAGTAAGGGTAGGTAATGGTGAGAAGATTCTCTCCACTAACACAATTTAAACACATTGTCAAATGCTTGGATCAGGTGTGCAAGTAAATCTAATATACATACCAAGTTTATTAATATCTTCTTTACCTATTTCTTCTAATTTTCTAATAGATTCTTCGTATCCAAAATACAGGCAATCATATTTTGAATTAAATACTTCTGGCCATGGGTATGGAGGCATACATTCACCAGCAACACTTGAACAAATTATTAAACTTAACAAAATTTTCATTGACAATCCTATAATATCACCTATATATGGGTTATTAATATGAAAGGAACACGCATGACAGACATGACTAAATACAAAAATGTTTCTCTAACAAAAGAAACATATGCTATTTTGGAAAAGTTATCAAAGGTATTATTGCCCGATGCTAAATTATCCATATCAAAGACAATTGAATCAATAGCAAATGAGAAAGCGAAGAAGTTAAATGGCAAAGTTAAAAAAAGCTAGAGTACAAATAACAATATGTCCTACCTGTAAAGGTAATGGATATTTAAAAGTTGCAACAGAGACACAAGACACAATACATCAGTGTTGGGATTGTGATTCAGAGGGAGAGTTTTATGAAACGATTACTGATGGTTTTATCGATGATGGTTCTTCTAACAAACTGCACTAAAATAAAGTTTGATGGTTACGACCCTTCTACAGCAATGGTAAGGTGGATATTTACAAATGGTCCCGGAAACAGATAGAGCATATATAGCAGGACTCTTTGACGGTGAAGGTAGTATCTACTTTGCTAGACGAAGAGAAAAGAAAAAGAAACACAAAGGCGATGGATATAGATATTCTATGTCACAGCGTATTAGTATGGAGATAACCATGACAGATGAATCTGTAATACGTTGGGTGCATGATGTGTTAGGATGTGGTACTGTTGTAAAAAAACCTAGAAAAGGTTTACGTAAAGATGGTACAAAGTATCTTGTTCAATGGAAGTGGAGATGCACTTTCAGAGATGCATACTATGTATGTTGTCTAATCTGGCCCTGGTCACATACTAAACTAGAAAAGGTTAGACAGATCATAGATCATTATGGAGAAGGTAAATTTATGAATGGTAAAGTTGTAGATCTACGACAATACAGGGAGGCGATGTCATTAGAATGAAACTAAAATTTTATTTATGGTTGATGGGTTGGTCAGGTACACTTAGTGCGTGGGCTTTTAGAAAACAAGCTGCGATTGTAAGAGAACATAATCGTAAAGAAGAAGAGGATTATTTAAAGGAGTTAAAGAAAAAATTATGAAAAAATATATAGAAAAATTTAGAATATGGTCTTTGTATTATAGAACTGAAATAATTTGGTTTATTGCTGGCCTTGTTACAGGTGCCATTATCCTATGATGGAAGATAAAGACATACAAGAATATCATAACATTGGTAGAGCTATCAAACACAATGAAAAATACAAATATATCAATGGTAAACAGATCACGGACCACGAAACAGGGACCAGGGTCTACGAGATAAATAATTATAGACTTCCAAGTGTAACTACGATACTAGGCGCTACCAAAAATCAACAATTTTTAAAAGACTGGAAGGCCAAAGTTGGAGAACAAGAAGCAGAACGAATCAAAAATCTTAGTAGTAGGCGGGGAACATCCATGCACAAATTCCTGGAACATTATATTCTCGGCACTGGCTACGATGATCTTACAGAACTCGGACAGAAGGCGAAAGCCATGGCCAAAAAAGTTATTGAGTATGGTCTTACACCTGTTGAAGAGTACTATGGCTCGGAAGTCACGTTGCATTATCCTGGGTTATACGCTGGGTCTACTGACCTGGTTTGCATGCATAACAGCATGGAAACTATTGTAGATTTTAAACAATCAAACAGACCAAAACAAAAAGAATGGGTAGAAGATTACTACCTACAAATAGCGGCTTATGCTATGGCACATGATTATGTCTATGGTAGTGAAATTAGACAAGGTGTAATTATGATGTGTACACCAGATCTATATTACCAAGAATTTAAAATACAAGATTCAGAGTTAAGAGAGTGGAAACATAAATTTTTAAAAAGACTAGATATGTACCATGAACTTAAATTTGATGAGAAGGAGAAAGCAAATGTACAAATTAAGGAAACAGACTTCACCAGAAATGAATCAGATACTTAAAAATCATGCTGACTGGTTAGAAGAAAACGGCCAACATTCTAAAGCAAGAGAATGCAGAAAACAAGCTGTAACTTTTGTTAAAATTGGTTACGATACAAGACAAACAGGAAGGAAATATGAACGAAAATCTATTTAGAACGATTCTAAAAAGGTACGAAGCCGAGATAGAAGATGCAAACTACAAAATAGAATGCATTTGTGACCATAATATGGTGATTCCAGAGCACATAGATATTACAGGGGAAGTAGACAAACAACTTGAAAGAATCGCTGCAGCTGAGGATAAATTGTCAGCAATGAGGAAATATTATGGCGGAAATAAGGCAAAGACCTTACTATAAGGGATCTAAAAAGTTTTAAAAAAGTTTGCAAAAAATTTTTGAGCTAAAAAAAAGTGTACTTTTGTACTTTTGGTCTAGAAGTGTTGATTTTATTGACTTTAGGGTGGACATTTTATGGTACAAATCAGGTTTAGGTGGACACTTTATTTTGTCCACCTATGTATCTAGTCAAAATGCCCTTCCGCGAAACGTTGAAAAAATTCTGGTGAGTCTAAAACTTTCTAGATCCCTTATGTAAATGTGATAGAAAGAGTTATGCCTAGGAAAAGACGAAAAAGAACTGCAACTGATAGTGCTCCCGAGATACCTTATCCGAGAGTCAGAGTGGAGTGGATTGATTGCGTCAGTGACTCTGGCTGGGCTACCGATAAAGAGTTTGACAGAATGAAGTTAGCAAGACCTGTTAATGAAGGTTGGTTATATTCTAAAGATAATAAGTCTATAAAACTATTTGCGTCTTACGATAAAGATGATGATGGTATTACTTTTGGGGATCGGACAATGATTCCTCGGGCTTGGGTAAAGAAGATTCAGAAGTTGTAGATGGAGTCACATTTATTAATTGACCGTAGTCGTCTAAAATTTGTTTCATCTTTGCTTCTAACTCTTGTTCTGACATGTCTTCTAGTTTCCCAGTTTTTATTATTTTTCTGTCTATGTATAATCCTGCTGCCTTGCCTCGATTGGCTTCGGCATTTACAGCAGAAGAGAAAGACCCTTTCTTTAAAGCAGCCTCACGAAGTCTAGCAAGTTCTGCAACGTGGCCTTCATAAGTCACTTCATGTTTTTTTAATCTTTCTTCTCTTAGCTCACCAATATATTTAACTACAAGTGGAGATAGTTTTGGATTACATAATTCAGACCCTTCTTGCCTTGCACGTTTAGGTGAATACCCTGCTTTGACAGCAGCTTCGGTCTGTGTTAGTGGTCCTGTTTCATCGCCGAATACTAAAAACTCTGCGAATCTCATTTGCATTTCTGTTAGTCTCTTTGGTAAACCCATGGTTGACAATTTAAGGTAACATCGTTATAAAGTCAATATGAAAGATTTAATGGAAAGAATAAAAGATTTAGAACAAATCAATGAAACGCATCAACATTTGAATGGTGAGTTACGTGTTCAATTACAGAAATTAGAATCAGAATCTATAAAAGATAAAAACTTGTTGCAAGGTTATAAAAAAGTGATACAGGAATTAACAGACAAGTTAAATCGGAAGTCTCAATGAGAGTCAAAGATTTACAAGAATTTCTTGCGCAGTTCACGACAGGCTCGGATGCAATTAAGAATGCTGTTTTGTTCGTTGAAGTTAATGGCACATTGTACGATGTCAGACGAATGGAAGTACACGAGAACTCACAACCAATTCCTGGATTCAAAGGACATAGCGCTCATAGATTAGTTTTAAAAACACAAAAGCCTTCTAGTATTATCTTGCCTGATAAACTAGCAAAGGACTATTAATGAATGACAGTGTTACCCCTAAAAAACTATGGGACCAGAGCGTAAATTATATAAAAAACTTAAGTCTAAAACTCCCAAAATTATCTGGAATAGACTTGAAAATATTAGTTTATCCGGCACTCCTGATCTATTGGGCTATAATAATTCTGGGCACTTTTTCACTGTAGAGTTAAAAGTTACGAAGAGTAACAAGGTACGCTTCAGCCCACATCAAATTGCCTTCCATGTAGACCATCCAAAGAATAGTTTTATCTTAGTCGAGGCCCTTGATCCAAGGTCCGCAAAACATGTTGAGTATCGCTTGTACCCTGGTTCAGGGATCAAGGCTCTTGATTCATTCGGCTTGAAGCTTGAGGCTTGCTGCTTGGGGCTTGAGGCTTGTGGCTTATTTTTTGATAAGCTTGGAGCTTGAGGCTTGTGGCTTGCTGCTTGAGGCTTGGCGCTTGGAGCTGGCAATGTCCATTTCTCCAAGCTTGGGGCCCGGACCAGGCGAACGCTTATCGCTGCGCTCCGTCGAGCCGCTTGTGCTAATTGCCTGATCCAGTTTATTACGTATCGATCGTAATTCTTTATAATATTTTGGGTGTCTAAACATTTTAATGAATACCGTATGCTATATTTTTTATTTCAGAATTCCAGCAGTTTCTGCAGTCTCTGCATTCATTGTCTTGTTGAGCTGCCGGGCATGTCGCGCCAGCTGTCACCACTGTTGAATAGTTGTTGAAGCTGCCGGCTGGGGCCTGGTCCACCATGGGCATGGAGAACCTGATCACCAGGTTACTGGGCTTGTCTTGTAAATGTTTCTGTATCCATGCTTCACGAGTCGGCAACCAGTGACGCTTGCTGGGTGTTAACCTGCATACTTCGTAAATTTTATTTAAATGATCAAGATCTTGTACATCGCCTGAGTCGTGCCATCTAAACACGTCGGGCTTCTTGCTGTTGATCAGGTGCGCCATTGCGGTGACCCATTGGGGACCTGTGATGGCTGCCAGCCTTCGGTACTGTGCATCTTGAACCACCTTGAACACATAACAGCCCTTGAGCGCGTAACAGTCATAACATGTTGAGCCCTTAACCTGCCTGAGCTTGGACCCGGTTTTACATTCTTTTGCAGGTAAACCTATTGACCATCCAGGCATCTTTGAAGGCTTCGACAGCGAGCCGCCTATAATTTTTAATGCTTCATCAGTTTTCATAATTTCTCCTTTATAATCCTACTTATATCATCTGGCTTGTGGCTTGTCAAGCTTGAAGCTTGCGGCTTGGAGCTTGAAGCTTGCGGCTTGAGGCTTTTGAAAAATTTCTCACACGCGCGCAGGTAACTGGCCGGCAGCTGGCCATGGTCCTCCAGGAACCATGGCAGCAGGTTATTATGTTTTATTCTACGTGGCATCAGTCTAGAAGCACCATGTAAGCTTTGGCGTTGTGACGTCTAAACCAATCTAAATTGGCTCTGACTTTTTTCCAAAGTTTAGAACCACCGTAGCCCAGAGTCTCATCCTCTGCTGTAGCTAAAGCCTCATAATAAAAAATTTCATCATGACGCTTAGCCTCTTCTGGTGTTAATTCAACAGACTCACCGTTGAACCTGTTTCGTCTTGTATAGTCTTTATTGTCCATAATTATTCCTTTCTAAATTTATCCTACAGTATCCATCACCAATTGTCAAGCTTGCAGCTTGTGGCTTGTGGCTCACTGATCCCAGGTCCTCTTCACATCAATCGTTCCGGCCGGAGACGTTGACACTAATAGGACCAGGGATCAGTCTAGTGGCTCGTAGGCGGTCCCCCTCCAAACGCGTCGCTGGGGGAACACTGCAGTCCTGTCACGTCACGACCTATGATTTAGCCCAAAAATGTTCAGGCGCCCTAAACTAGTCTGATCCCAGGTCCATCACTGTAGCTACCTTGCAAGTGGCAATGGACCAGGGATCAGTTGTAGTTATAGAAAGGTAGGAAATGACGCCTGTTAATACAACTACAAGTTGTCCCAAGATTTAATAAGTTAAATCCTATGAAGTTCAAATTAAATCATAAATCCTATATAATCCCTTGACAATGATTTGTCAATAGTATAAAAAACTTTTATGCAAAATAATAACATAGAAAGGAAAAAGCCAATGGCAAGAATAAGACTAAACCAAGAGTATAGAAATAAAATTGCTAATAGAATTAAGCAACATTTATTTCAAGAAGATACCCAAGAAAGACAAAAATATTATGACTTAAAATCTAAACAAGATAGTCAAAATGATTTTGCTTGGAGTGTTGCCGAAAAAATAGTTAGACGACACTATACTGATGATGATGTAGCAAAAGCGTGGTACTTACAAAATAAGTTTGAAAATGTAAATACTATTGCAAAAGATAGTTGCTTTCATTTTCATTATCTTGGAACAAGAGAAAAAAGAAACTATGACAACCAAGTTGAGATTGAAGAAAATGTACCAATAGAAAAACATTTTGATTTTAGATTAAATGGCGATATTGCTACTGATAGCAATTCTTCTCATAGGTCGGATTGGGAATATGGTTATGCATATTACCGAGATGAACTTAATGCACAAGAAAATTGTAATGCTGACATTATGATTGAACAAGAGGGCAAAGATAATAACCCACACTTGACAAAATATACTGACAACAACAATAAGTATCTTGGCAATAGCGACAATGGATATTCAAAACAATGGAAAGAAAAATATCAATTAGATTTAATTGGTAGAGATTATTGTAGAGATAGGTCTATTGCTTGTAGTGAAGAAGAATTTAACATTCTTATCACTTGGAAACAACAAAAGGGTGCTTTTGTAATGGCTCATTATAAATGGATTAAATCTGTTTTAGATCAGATGAAAGAAATTAAAGTTGGTCTAAAAGGTTATAAATATTTAGATGAGGCAATAGAACTTGCAAATGAACTTGGAATTGAAATTACAGATCACGAAATTATTAGGACTAATTCTACTGGTCTTGTAATCTACAATCCAAAAAATCTTGCTGAAAGAATAAAAGGTATGAAAAATAAAAACATATCAAGAGAGGACAAGATAAAAGCAAGACTATTATACGAAAAACAACAAGAAGAATATGCTTATAAAAATATAAATTAAGCTATTGACACGAGGGACATTATCCTTTAATGTCCCTCATAGAAAGGAAAAAGAAATATGGAAAATAATACTACATTTAAAATAACTTATTATTCTAATAAGGATAAAAAACACATAACAAGAAATGCTAAATGGGACGAGAAATGCAGATTTTGGACTAGCAAACTTGGTGCAAAATTAATGACATACTTTGATCTAGACGCACAAGGATATAGAACTGCCAAAGGTAGTTGGAAAGTGAGGTACTAATGTTGAAAGCATTTTACTTTGCATTACACTTTGCAGTAATTGTTTTGGGTTGCATTATTGCAATCCATTATGATTTTACTTTGGGATTAATCATTGCAGGATTTTTTACTTGCAAATGGTTTTTTATGTTTCCATATGTTGAGGGCAGAAATGACAGACTTTAATTGGTGTCACGGTCCAAACTGCCATACAAATAAAACAGTTGACCGAATAAGAGGTAGCAAAGGAAACAAAGTATTAAGAACTAGAAAGATTACTACAACACGTTGGAATGAAAATTCTGTTTGGTCTGTGTTTTGTAGTCAAGGTTGTTATACTGATTTCTTTTATAAACATTGGCAACAAGTCATTGCAATAGCACCAAGGCGCGAGGCTCTTGAAACACCGATCAATGATCCTAAGAAAGAAACACATAACAATAATTATTATAGTTATAATACTTGGACCATTGAAAAGAAAGCAGTTGACAATAACAATGGATAATATAGGATAGTTATTATGAAAGATAATAAAAAGTTTTTTGGTAGGGATTGGACGCAAGGAGAAATTAATTTTCCTGAGTATCTTACACCAGAAATTATTCATACTGCTTTGTTTGTTCACAATGCAAAGGACAAAGAAGAAATGTGTGCAAGGGTAGAATATTGTGCACAACAAATAGGAGATAAGGCGATGTCTTATGCGATGTCATTATTGGTATTGCCTTATCTTGTTGACAAGGCACAAGAGTCTAAAGAGTATCAAGACTACTTGAAAGAAAAGAAAAGAAAGTACAACTAACCAACAAATTGCCCCACTAACGTGGGGCAATAGAGGTACCAATCACATATCTAGTATAGGTTGCATCGCGACCCCCACCCCCCAAACTTACAAAAAGGGGTCCCACTACTTTAGGTTGTATTGCTTGATTTAGACAGTTTTAGCTGTTAAAAACATGTTGAACATCTAAAGTGGTGCAAAAAATTTTTTAAAAATTTTTATGAATTTAAATAACGTAGACATTAGTAGACTACCTGCAGACGTCAGAAAGACATTTAGAAAACTACAGGTAATGCATGCAGAAAAAAAGATACAGAACAAAGCCAAGAATGACTTCTTGTCTTTTGTTAAATGCGTGTGGCCAGAATTTGTTGAGGGGCCCCATCACAGGCACATAGCAGAAAAATTTAATAAACTTGCTTCAGGTGAAATTACAAGATTGATTGTAAACATGCCACCAAGACATACAAAGTCAGAGTTTGCAAGTTATCTTTTGCCAGCATGGATGGTGGGCCGTGATCCAAAACTCAAGATCATTCAAGCAACGCACACCGGAGAACTAGCAATAAGATTTGGTCGTAAGGCTAAGAACTTAATCGACTCAGAAGATTATGCAAAAATTTTTAAAACAACTTTACAAGAAGACTCAAAGGCAGCAGGTAGATGGGAGACAGCCCAAGGTGGTGAATACTTCGCAGCCGGTGTAGGTGGAGCGATTACTGGACGTGGTGCAGATTTATTAATCATTGACGACCCACATTCGGAACAAGATGCATTGTCTCCTACAGCGATGGAGTCAGCCTACGAATGGTATACGTCAGGTCCACGTCAACGTTTACAACCAGGAGCTAAAATCGTTTTAGTTATGACGCGTTGGTCTACTAAAGATTTGACAGGTAAACTTATAGCACATCAAAAAGAAGCAAAGTCTGATCAATGGGACGTGGTCGAGTTTCCAGCAATCATGGACCACGGAACAAATCCCAAACCTGTATGGCCACAGTATTGGAAGTTAGAAGAGCTTGAAAAAGTAAAAGCAACATTACCAGTTGGTAAATGGAATGCACAATGGATGCAACACCCAACATCTGAAGAAGGTGCAATAATTAAACGTGAGTGGTGGATGAAGTATGACCACGAAGAAATACCACCTTTACATCACGTTATACAATCTTATGATACAGCTTTTTTAAAAAAGGAGACAGCTGATTACAGTGCGATAACGACATGGGGAGTTTTTTATCCTGACGAGGATTCAGCCCCAGCGTTGTTATTGTTAGATGCAATCAAAGGTCGATATGAGTTTCCAGAACTTCGAAGACTTGCCCTAGAGCAATATAAATACTGGCAACCTGAATCTGTGATTATTGAGGCAAAAGCTAGTGGTTTACCACTAACATACGAGCTTAGGCAGATGGATATACCAGTTGTCAACTTCACACCTAGCAAAGGAAACGATAAGCATGCCCGTGTAAATGCTGTTGCACCTTTGTTTGAATCTGGTATGATATATGCTCCCGAGCAAAAATTTGCTGAGGAAGTTATTGAAGAATGTGCATCTTTTCCGTTCGGTGATCATGATGACCTTGTGGATTCCACGACACAAGCGATTATGCGATTTAGGCAGGGTGGATTACTAAAACACCCAGAAGACTATGTGGATGAAAAGGCAGAAAAACCTAAGAGAGCATATTATTAATGAAGGCGCAAATATTAAAATTATTAAGACAACGATGGGCGAAACAGAATAAAACTATACCCCAAGGTCTTGATGCAGTAGAATTAGAAAAAAGAGCAGAGAAGATTGAAGCTGCTTTGATGAAAGCACAGTACGACGGCCCTATCAATGCCAACCTTATTAATCAAATAGAAGCATCAAGAGAACAAATTAAAAATTTAGATATGAGTGAGTTATCAGCTATGGCTGAAAAACTAGGTCTTAACGATCCAAACAAAAATAAATTTTTACAGCCAAAAGCAGATGTCTATGAATTAACAATGCCACCTAAAAAAATACCAGAGGGTGCACAAATCATGGGTGGTAAAGAAGTAAAAGATACGGTAAAAAAAGCTAGCGAACGTGGTGACCCTTCAGGTGTGTTTAACGCAATGAAAAACGATCCAGAGTATTCTGAAATTATGCGAGAGTTTATGTTGGCTAAAAAATTTCCGTTTGATAGATTTTATAATGTAAGAAGTGGTGAAGATGCAATTCCACTTGCAAGAAAAGCAATGTTTGACGAAGAAACAAAAGACATGGGTATGTCTCTTACACCTCTTAAAGATAGAGAAGGCACTGTAGGTGAGTTTGTACAAGAAATGAAAAGATTTAAAATTCCTGACAAAGATATACAAATGATGTTAAGTTCTGGTAAATCAAGTCAAGTACCATATGTTATGGAACAATATGGTATGAGTGCGTCTGATGTAGTTGACACTTTAAAACGTGGTGACCCATTAATCGAAGGAATGATGAAAGGTGGACGTGTTGGTTTAAAAGATGGACCAGCAGATCCTAGTAAAAGAACATTTTTAAAAATTTTAGGTGGTCTAGCATCTATACCAATTGTTGGTAAGTTTTTTAAAATTGGTAAAGTAGGAAAAACTGTATCTAAAGTTCCGGTAATTAAAACTGCAGATGTTGCAGGTAAACCAGAATGGTTTGATGCATTAGTTAACAAAGTTATTCTTGAAGGTGATGACGTCACTTCAAAATTTGCAACAGCTGAAAGACAAACTGTTCATTCTAAAACACTTGATGATGGTTCCGTGGTCCGAGTTACAGAAGACATAGACGATGGTTCTATAAGAGTTGAGTATGATAGTGATGCAAATACATTTGAAGAGACTGTTCAATTACAATATAAAAAACCTAATCCTGATGAAGGAGATCCAAATCCAGCAGCAGAGTTTACTACATCAGAGTCAGGTGCAGTTGGCAGACAAACAAGTCCAGATGATTATGACATAGATGTTGATGAGGTAGGTGGTTCAAGTATTAAAGATTTAGAGTCTGATGTATCTAAACTAAAAGAATATGCAACAGGTCAGAAATTAAATATGAAAGAAATAGTTGACTCAATAAAAAGAAAAGAAAAAGCTAAAAACATAACAACAGATTCTGAAGCTCAAATGGATTCTATAATTAAAAGACAAGGTGAGTATGTTGATAATTATGCAGACTCTGCAGACGAAATGGCAACAGGTGGACGTGCAGGATTTAAAATAGGTTCAGGTAAAAAAATTATACAAAAACTAACTAAACCTAAAAGGACTTTAAAAAGTCTAGAAGAGACTGGCACGATAAATATGTCAGATGAAGGTATAGCATCAGAGTTTGCAAGATTTATGAAACAATCTGATCCAGAAGGATATGCTAAGATACAAAAAATTGTAGACGACATTAATCAAAAAATAGAATTAAGAAATGCTAAGAAAGACAAAGGTCGTAAAGAAAATGCATCTGGCGGTGTTGCTTACATGTTAGGTGAATAATGAATTTATTTAATAAAATTAAATTTGCTGCTGCAGTATTTGATAACAATGCAGAAGTACAAAAACTTTTTAAATCAGGTCAATTAAAACTTGCATCTGAAATAGACCAACCAGCCAAAAAACCAGACGTTGAAACAATGGAAGCTATCAATGCTTTTATGAAACGTAATCCTGTAGAGAAAGCAGGTGGTGGTATGTTAGTGCAACCAAGTGTTGATGGATCTAGACCTGGGTATGCTAGCGATTATTCACCGGAAGAAAGAAAACAACAAAGAATTTATAAAGTAAAAGATGGTAAAAGAACTTTAGATTTAACTAAAGAACAAAAAAAATGGTTTAATAAAACTCACAAAAATAATCCTAATTCTAGATTTTATAAAAAAGATTGGGATGATTTAGGAGGTAAAAAAGCAGATTTACTAGATTCCTATTTTAATGAGTTAAAAAGAGAAAAACCACCAAAAGGATATATCACTACAAAAGAGTTTTCTAAAAAGTATGGGTTTCCTATTTATGAAAAAAGACAATATGGTCCCATTACCAAAGCAGAAAGTAATTACATTAACAATGCTTTAATGAAAAAAATTACTGCAAAAGATGCAGACAAAGGTAGAAAAAATTTATTTCTTCAAAAATTTTTAAAAGAAACTTTAGAACCAAAACAATTTGATACTGTATTAGATTTAGGTGATGGTAAAAAATCAGTTAAAAAAGTTAATTATGTAAAAGATAATGCTGAAATAGCTAAAAAAGTTAGAACATATGTAGACTCACCTTCTATTGATCCTAAAACAATTCAAAATATGAATCTTGTTTTAAGTAATAATAAAATTAAAACTCTATTTAATAGAGGTGATTACAAAGGAATTGTTAAAGCTTTAGGTCAAATAGAAAATTTAACAAACGCTGAAAGAGCAAATGTAATGTTAAGAGTTGCACAGGCTATGTCTGGAGTTAACTTTAGAGATTTTAAACATAATATAAAAACAAATAAAATTTCAGCAAAAAAAATATTTAAAGGTTTAGAAACAGGAAGAGCAGGTATTCCAACAGAATATAATGATGCTTATAAAAGATTAAAACACAATACAATTAAAGATGCAATTGGTTTAGATTATTTTACAAAAAGTTATCAAGGTTTTATTGATGATGCAAGATCCGCATTAAAGAAAGCAGGAATAGATATTACTAATTTAGATTTAAATGAGATAACAGGTTTAAGTTCTGGGTATAAAAATCAAACTTTTTCTTCAACACAGTTTGTAAATTTTATGGATACAAAATTTAATCAAGGTGCTCATGCTAGCATGGTTGGAGAATATTCTAGATATGAAAACGCTTTAAAAACAGCACTAAAAAATGGAACTGTTAATTTTAAAAATCAAACTTTTACGCCAAGACAATTAATAAATAATTGGCAACAATGGAGAAATGATTGGTATGACAGATTAGATGATAAATATAAAACAAAAGCAGTAAGAGATATACTACCAACATTTACGTTAGGTAAAGATCCATATTCTTCAGCAGTATCTAAAAAAAGATTAGTTGAACTTTCAGGATTAGGATTAAATTTACAAGAAGAAGGAATAAAAAGTGGTTATGCAAAAACTTTTCCAACTATAGGAAAACAACCTGTTCTAAAAGAAGTTGTAGATATGAAACCTGCACAAATAAAAAAAATAATATCAGCTATTGGTTGTGATCCTAAAGCTAGTGGTGGACGTGTTGGATATAACGAAGGAGAAATTTGTTTTAAAAAAGGTGTTGACACAATAAACAATAATAAAATTAAAACACAAGCACAAGCTAAAAACTTTGAAAAATTATTAAAAACAACAAGAAATATTACAAAATATGGAATCATACCAGAAGCACTATTTGTAACTGGTGAATCATTAATTAGAATGGGTTTAGGTGATAATCCAAAAGAAGCTTTACTACGAGCATCAGAATATCTTTTACCTGGAGATCAAACAAAAATTGCTGATAGATCTATGTATACAAGATTGTTAAATGAAAATGCTGCAAACATTTTAGAAAGAGTTAACACCTACAAAAATGCACAGAACAAATTAGAAAATATAAAACAACAAAAAGAAAATGCATCTAATCTTACTACAACAGGTGAGTTTGATTATTTTACACAAACTCAAAAAGACGTGGACAAATATTATAATCCTTTAATTAAAAAACAAGAAGCAGAAATAGAAAAATTTAAAAGACCAAGCGCAGAAATGATTTACGCTAACAGAATGCAAGACGAAGCTACAGATATCAGAACAGCTAACAATACAATAACTAAACTAAAAAAATTATCTAAAGATATGGCAATGGATGATGACATTTATAATATTGAACAATTACAGGCTCCATCAGTTAAAATTGATGCTACTCTGTTTCCTGATTATAGAAAAGCGATGTCTTCTGACAAAGCTAGAAATGAATTACAGTTTATGAGTTTTCCAGATGAAGTTATTAAAGAATTTGCAAACGAAAATAATATGAATGCTGATGAATTGCTTTTAACAAAAGATGCTCTTAAACAAATTTATAGTATTGACAACGCGGCTAACGTATTTGGTGCAGAACAAGTTTATGGAGCATCAGGAACAGTAGGGACACCAGTAGATTTAGATATGTCTAACTTAACAGAACCTACATCTACAAGATATGAAAATTTTAGTCCTAGATTCAATACATATAACCCAATGGCTGGAGGTGGTATTGCAGGATTATCTGGTGGTGATAAATCAGGCCCAGCACCAGAGTCAGGACCACAATCACAAGGGTTGCAAGGTCTTATGAATCGTGTTAAGAATAGATAGGAGTATAAATGGCAGATATAGATAAAGGACTCCCTAATACACGTACTAAAGTTGAACTTCCTAATGAGGAAGCAATGGATGTTACTGTACAAGAGGAAGTTTCAGATAAAGGACCAGTAGAAGTTACACCAGAAGAAGATGGTGGTGCAACGATTGACTTTCAACCGGGAGCTATTAACATACCGGGAACAGAATCACACTTTGATAACCTAGCAGATATTTTACCAGACGATGTTTTATCACCTATTGGTGGTGACATGGTTGCTAACTATTTAGATTATAAAGCATCAAGAAAAGAGTGGGAACAATCATACACAAATGGTTTAGATCTTTTAGGATTTAAATATGAAAATAGGTCAGAGCCGTTTCAAGGTGCTTCAGGTGCAACACACCCAGTATTAGCAGAAGCAGTCACACAGTTTCAAGCGCAAGCATACAAAGAATTATTACCAGCTGACGGACCAGTAAGAACACAAGTTATCGGAGCTAAAACGCCAGCAACAGAACAACAATCACAACGTGTAAAAGATTTTATGAATTATTTAATTATGGATCAGATGAAAGAATACGAACCTGAGTTCGATTCAATGTTATTTCATTTACCATTAGCAGGATCTACATTTAAAAAAGTTTACTACGATACAAACATGGGAAGAGTTGTATCTAAATTTGTACCTGCAGATGAATTAGTTGTACCATACACAGCAACAAGTTTGGATGATGCGGAAGCCGTAATACATACTGTAAAAATCTCTGAAAACGAATTAAGAAAACAACAAGTCAGTGGTTTTTACAGAGATGTAGAATTAGGACCTCCAGGTGTTGCAACAAATAATGAATTAGAAAAAAAAGAACGTGAACTAGAAGGAACAAAAAGATCTGGTAAACAAGAACCAGTTTATACTTTGTTAGAGTGTCATGTTAATTTAGACTTAGAAGGTTTTGAGGAAGTTGATGCACAAGGTCAACCGACTGGAATAAAATTGCCCTACATAGTAACTGTAGAAGAAGGCAGCCGATTAGTTCTCTCTATACGGAGAAACTATGCGCCCGATGAGCCAAAGAAAAGTAAGATCCAATACTTCGTCCACTTCAAATTTCTGCCAGGACTAGGATTTTACGGATTTGGACTCATTCATATGATTGGCGGATTGAGCAGAACGGCAACGTCTGCTCTCCGTCAATTATTAGACGCTGGTACGTTAGCAAACTTACCTGCAGGATTTAAACAAAGAGGTGTTAGAGTTAGAGATGAAGCATCACCAATACAACCAGGTGAATTTAAAGATGTAGATGCACCAGGCGGTAATTTAAGAGAAGCTTTCTTTCCATTACCATATAAAGAACCATCACCAACATTATTACAATTATTAGGAGTTGTTGTACAAGCAGGTCAAAGATTTGCTGCAATAGCTGATATGCAAGTTGGTGACACAAAACAAAATGCAGCTGTAGGAACTACGATTGCATTATTAGAGCGTGGTTCAAGAGTTATGTCTGCAATACACAAAAGATTGTATGCAGCTATGAAACAAGAATTTAAATTATTATCAAAAGTTATTTCACAATACTTACCACCAGAATATCCTTACGATGTAATTGGTGGTGCAAGAACAATTAAACAAGCTGACTTTGATGATAGAATAGATGTAGTCCCAGTTGCTGATCCAAATATATTTTCTATGTCGCAAAGAATTACACTTGCACAAACACAATTACAACTTGCAACATCACAACCACAAATTCATAACTTGTATCAAGTATACAGAAGTATGTATGAAGCAATCGGTGTAAAAAATATTGATGCAGTATTACCACCACCTCCCCCAAATGCACCAAAAGATCCTTC